CCATCTACCCGGGGTTCAAGGAGGGGCCGCACCACCGCAAGCTGGCGCAGATCTTCGACGCCGTGGTCAGGGGCGAGAAGACACGCGTGATCATCAACATCGCGCCTCGCATGGGCAAGTCGGAGTTTTCCTCGTACCTGTTCCCGGCGTACTTCCTCGGACGCTTTCCCGAGAAGAAGATCATCATGGGCACGCACACGTCGTCGCTCTCGGAGGACTTCGGGCGCCGGATCAGAAACCTCATCGAGACCGAGGACTATCAGCAGATTTTCCCCGCCACCAAGGTGGCTGATGACCAGAAGGCCTCCGGCAAGTGGTCGACCGCATCGGGCGGGCAGTACTACGCCGTCGGTGTGGGCGGCAGCATCGCAGGCCGGGGCGCGGACCTGTTCGTCATTGACGACCCGCACTCGGAGCAGGACCTGAAGGCGGGCACACGCACGCCCTTCGATGCGGCGTGGAACTGGTTCCAGACCGGGCCTTTGCAGCGCCTGATGCCCAATGGGGCGATCATCGTGATCATGACGCGGTGGTCGCAGATCGACCTCACGGGCCAGTTGATCAGCCACCAGATCAAGAACCCCGACGCCACGCCTTGGGAGATCGTCGAGCTGCCCGCCATCCTCAACGAGAACACCGCCGAGGAGAAGAGCCTGTGGCCCGGGCAGTGGCCGCTGGAGCAGTTACAGGCCAAGCGCGCAGGCATGGACCCGCGCTTCTGGCAGGCGCAGTACCAGCAGAACCCCACCAGCGAGGTGGCGGCGGTCATCCGGCGCGATGCATGGCGTATATGGGAGCGGGATCAGCCGCCCAGGTGCGACTACATCATCCAGTCATGGGACACCGCGCACGAGACCAAGACCGCTGCGGACTTCAGCGCCTGCACCACGTGGGGCGTGTGGTTCAACGAGGACGACAACAACAACGCGCACATCATCCTGCTGGACGCCATCAAGCACCGCTGGACGTTCCCTGAGCTGAAAAAACGAGCGTTGGACTACTACAGGGAGTGGGAGCCCGACACGTGTCTTGTTGAGAAGAAAGCCGCAGGCGCCCCTCTGATACAGGAGCTGCGCGCAACAGGCGTGCCGGTGTCGGAGTTTTCGCCTTCAAGAGGTAAAGTTGGCACAAAGACAGACAAAATGGCGCGTTTGAACTCCGTGTCGGACATGTTCATGTCTGGGCGTGTGTGGGCGCCGGACACTCGCTGGGCGAAAGAGGTCATTGAGGAGGTCGCGGCGTTCCCCGCAGGGGACCACGACGACTACGTGGACACGTGCATACAGGCCCTGATGCGCCTGCGCATGGGCGGGTTCGTCAGCTTGCCGTCTGACGTGCCGGATGAACCGCCACAATTCCGTGGGTTCAGGAAGACGGCGTACTACTGAGGAGCCAGATATGGACAAACTTGACGCGCAAACGCTGGCCATGCTTGTCAAAGCAGGCTTTTCACCCGCAACGCTAGACGAGCTTTCTACGCAAGGGATGCCTGCCAACACTGCGGGGATTGCGGATCTTGTTGCCTACACTGTGCCTGAACTGCGTAACACAAACTCGCGGGGCTTCGTGGTGGCTGACCCGCGCATTTCCCAAACGGAAAAAAATCGTGCAGCGCGGGGAGCTATCTTTGCTTCACCGGATGCCAAACCAGACACTTTTGCGCATGAAGCTGAGCATGCGATGGCGAAAAAGCAGCTAGGGGACCCGGCACTCATAAACGAAAAGTTTGATGAGCTGGCCAACAAGCCCGATGCTCGCGGCAAGTTTGTGCTTGACGCTATGGACGTCGCACCGTATTTGAAATCTAAATACGGCATTTCCAGCGCGTATTTCAATAAGAACTTGCTCAAGCGCAATTCACCGGAAGTTCTTCTGTACGAGCAGCTCGCGTCTTTGGCTGCGGCAGAGCAGACGCTTGGTGTGGACTTGACGAAAGATCCCGAACTGCGCAAAACGCTGTTCAAAGACCGCGCTGTGCGCGAAACGTACAACGCGATAACAGGGCTTCGCCAAACGCGGCTTGATGCGCGTGATTTGCCCCCGTACACACGCCAGTCCGAAAAAAATACTGCACAATCGCTGCTTGAAAAAGCAAAAAAATCGCTGGGTTTCAATGGCGGCGGCAACGTGAAACTGATTTAAGGAGCCAGACATGGCAACGAACTTCGACCGGGCCATGACGCCCTCTCCCCTCTCGCTGCTGCCGGAGCCCAGCCCGGACGACCCGGGCATGATCGAGATTGAGATCGAGAACCCGGACAGCGTCACGGTCGGCGTGGACGGCATGGAGATCACGCTCATCCCGGGAGACGACGACCTCGACGAGGGCTTCGCGGCCAACTTGGCCGAAACGATGCCTGAGGACGCCCTACAGGCCCTGGCGAGCGACCTGCTGGAGCTGGTGGACGCCGACATCAACAGCCGCAAGGACTGGGTCAAGGCCTACATCGACGGGCTGGAGGTGCTGGGGCTGAAGTACGAGGAGCGCACCGAGCCTTGGTCGGGCGCGTGCGGGGTGTACAGCCCGCTGCTGGCCGAGGCGGCGATCAGGTTCCAGTCCGAAATGATCACCGAGACGTTCCCCGCGCAAGGTCCGGTGAAGACGCAGATCGTCGGGGCGATCAACCGCCTGAAGGAGGAGGCTGCGGAGCGCGTCCGTGAGGACATGAACTACCGCCTGACCGAGGAGATGGTGTCTTACCGCCCGGAGCACGAGCGGTTGCTGTTCTCCCTGGGGCTCGTTGGCGCGGCGTTCAAGAAGCTCTACAAGGTGCCGGGGCAGAAGAACCCGGAGGCGGTCTACATCCCCGCAGAAGACCTCATCATCCCCTACGGTGCGGCCAACGTGTACACCGCCGAGCGCGTGACGCACGTCATGCGCAAGACCAAGAACGAGGTCAAGAAGCTGCAAGTGGCGGGGTTCTATCGGGACGTGGAGCTGGGCGAGCCTGAGCACGTTGTCACCGACATCGAGAAGAAGAAAGCCGAGGAAGAGGGGTACGCGCTCAACGAGGACAACCGCTACCAGTTGCTGGAGATCCACGTCGACTACGACATGCCCGGGCATGAGGACGAGGACGGTGTGGCGCTGCCCTACGTCATCACGATGGAGCGTGGCACGCAGCAGATCCTGGCCATCCGGCGTAACTGGGACGAGGACGACGAGGCCCACCAGAAGCAGCAGCACTTCGTGCAGTACACGTACATCCCGGGCTTCGGGGCGTACGGGCTGGGCTTCTTCCACATCATCGGCGGCTACGCGCGCGGCGGCACGTCCATCATCCGGCAACTGGTCGATGCAGGCACGCTGAGCAACCTGCCCGGGGGGTTGAAAGCCAGAGGACTGCGAATCAAAGGGGACGATACCCCCATCGCCCCGGGCGAGTTCAGGGACGTCGACGTGCCCTCCGGCGTGGTGCGCGACAACATCATGCCGCTGCCCTACAAGGAGCCGTCGCAGGTGCTGGCGGGCCTGCTGGAGCGCATCACGGACGAGGGGCGCAGGCTTGCGGCCATCGGGGACTTGAAGGTCTCCGACATGTCCTCCGAGGCGCCCGTGGGCACCACGCTGGCGCTGCTGGAGCGCCAGCTCAAGACGATGAGTGCCGTGCAGGCCCGGGTCCACGCCAGCTTGCGGATGGAGTTCAAGCTCCTGAAGAAGCTCATCCGTGATGACACCCCGCCCGACTACAGCTACGAGCCCGAGGGGGCCACGCGCAGGGCCAAGCAGAGCGACTACGACATCGTCGAGATTATCCCGGTCAGCGACCCCAACGCGGCCACGATGGCGCAGCGGATCGCGCAGTACCAAGCCGTGTTGCAGCTCGCAAGCACCGCGCCGCAGATCTACAACATGCCCCAGCTCCACCGAGGGATGCTGGAGGTCATCGGGATCAAGAACGCCGACAAGCTCGTTGCTTTGCCTGAGGACCAGAAGCCGCAGGACCCGGTCACCGAGAACATGCACGTGCTCATGGGCACGCCCGTCAAGGCGTTCGTGTACCAAGACCACGAGGCGCACATCATGGTGCACCAGTCGTTCATGCAGGACCCGAAGATCGCCGCCACGCTGGGCCAGAACCCGATGGCGCAGCAGATGATGGCCGCGCTCATGGCGCACATTGCGGAGCACGCCGCGTTCGCGTATCGCGCGCAGGTCGAGCAGGCGCTGGGCGTGCCGTTGCCCACGCTGGACGAGGACTCTCAGGCGCCCATCGCCCCGGCGGACGAGAAGGCCCTGGCCCCGCTCATCGCCGCTGCCGCGCAGCGCACGATGCTCCAGAACCAAGCCGCCGCAGCGCAGATGCAGGCCCAGCAGCAGGCGATGGACCCGACGGTCCAGATGCAGATGCAGGAGCTTCAGCTCAAGGCGCAGGAGTTGCAGCGCAAGGAGGCCGACAGCCAGCGCGACTTCGCGATCTCGCAGCAGAAGCTCCAGCTTGAGGGCCAGCGCCTTGCGCTGGACGCGCGCAAGGAGGGTGCACGGCTCCAGTCTCAAGAGCGTCAGGGCGACAAGCGCATCCAGGCCGACATGGTCAAGAGCATGATGAAGCCGCGTCCGCAGCCTAAAGGACCGGCCAAATGAACGTGTTCGAGGCGGCGCTCAAAGAGATCGTATGGAAGCGCCAGTCGCTTGAGACGGCGCTGTGCGGGGGTCAAGCAGAAGACTTTCCCGCATACAAAGGACTCGCAGGGGAAATCCGAGGTCTTTCCTTTGCCGAGATGGTAATCAACGACCTTGTGCGTAAATTGGAGAATGGCGATGAGTGAACTGCTCCTAGCGGATGCAGAGGGGAGTACGTCTGTTTTGCCTCAAACCGACGTCGAGAAGGCACGTCAAGTGCCCGATCCGGCGACCTACCACATTCTGTGCATGGTGCCGAAGGCAGAACAGGAGTACGAGAGCGGTCTAGCCAAAGCCGGACAGACGATGCACTACGAAGAAGTGCTGTCACCCGTGCTGTTTGTGGCCAAAATGGGCCCGGACTGCTACAAGGACCCCCTGCGCTTCCCTTCTGGGCCGTCGTGCAAGGTCGGAGACTTCGTGCTTGTGCGTCCGAACTCGGGCACTCGACTGAAGATCCACGGAACCGAGTGGCGGATCATCAATGATGACTCCGTCGAAGCGGTGGTTCAAGACCCGCGCGGCATCAAGCGCGCATAAGGAGCAGACACATGGCTGATTTCAAGTTTCCTGACGAGCAGGAAAACGACAAGGCTGAAGCCAAAGTCGACTACGAAGTCGAAGGCGACACCGAGATTGAGGTCATCGACGACACGCCGCCGGAGGACCGGGGCCGCACGCCGATGAAGGACCCCCCGCCGGAGGTGACGGACGAAGAGCTGGAGCAGTACGGCGACAGCGTGCGCAAGCGCATCCAGCACCTCTCCAAGGGCTACCACGAGGAGCGCAGGGCCAAGGAAGCGGCACAGCGCGAGCGCGATGAGGCGGCGCGGCTGGTCAACTCGTTGCTCAACGAGAACAAGAAGCTCCAGGGCACGGTTGGGCAAGGGCAGCAGGTGCTCGTCGAACAGGCCAAAAAGGTCGCCCAGACCGAGTTGGACGAGGCCAAGCGCAAGCTCAAGGAGGCGCACGAGGCGTTCGACACCGACGCCATCATCGAGGCGCAAGAGGCGCTGACCAGCGCAAAGATGCGTTTGGAGCGCGTCAGCAGTTTCAAGCCTGCCCCTTTACAACAGGGGCAAAATGAGGTACAAACTGCGCAGCAGTCTCCGGCGCAAGCGCCGCAACAGCAGCTTGACCCCAAAACCAATGCGTGGATGCAAGCCAATCCTTGGTTCGGGAAAAACAAGCGGCTGACGGCCTTTGCGATGGCGCTGCATGACGAGCTTGTGGAAGAAGGCGTCGACCCTCGGGATGATGCATACTTCCAACGGATCGACTCAGAGCTGCGTGAAAACTTCCCGAGCGCGTTTTCCTCGGCGAAGAAGCCAGCGAAGGCATCCGTGGTGGCACCGGCCACGCGCAGCACAGCGCCCAAGAAGATCGTGCTGACGCAGTCGGCGCTTGCCCTTGCAAAGCGGCTCGGCTTGACGCCGGAGCAGTATGCCCGCGCGGCAGCAGAGGAAATGAGGAAGCAAAATGGCTGATCGTACCCCCCGTGATCTGGACACTCGTGCGCGAACCGAGCGTCCTCGCCAATGGGTTCAACCCGATCTTCTGCCGAGCCCGACCCCTCAAGAGGGGTACGAGTACCGGTGGATTCGCCTGAGCACTTTGGGTACCAGTGACCCGAAGAACATTTCTTCCAAGATGCGCGAAGGCTGGGAACCTGTCAAAGCAGCCGACCATCCCGAACTCATGATGGCTGGGAACAACGACAATCCTCGTTTTCCTGACTGCGTCGAGATCGGTGGGTTGATGCTCTGCAAAACCCCCAAAGAGTTCGTTCATCAGCGCAATGCCCACTTTCAACGCATGACTGACGGGCAGATGCACTCTGTTGACAATTCGTTGATGCGCGAGAACGACGCCCGCATGCCGCTGTTCAATGAACGGCGCTCGGAAGTGAAGTTCGGACGTGGTGCAGCAAACTAGGAGTTCTAGATGTCTTACCCCTCTGTTGATCGGCCTTACGGCCTGATTCCGCAGAACCTGATCGGCGGACAAGTCTTCGCAGGTTCGACGCGGATGATCCCGATTGCCTCCGGCTACACCACGGGTGTGTCGGGCGGCGGTCTTTTCTTCGGTGACCCGGTGAAGTTCACCAGCACCGGCACGCTGATCACCTCTGGTCTGGCGTACAACTCGGCTGCGGCGGAGACGGGCGGCACGCTCGGCATCTTCCTGGGCTGTGAGTACAGCCCTGCCGGCGGTCCGATCTACGGCAAGATCCGCTCCCAGTACTGGGCCAACAGCACGGTCGCCCCGGACGCTGTGGCTTACATCTGCGATGACCCCGATGTCATCATGAAGGCGGCGGTCATCAGCTACACCAGTGGCTCGACCATCACCGCTGGCGCGGTCAGCGCTCTGTCGCTGGGCACGAACGTGTCCACGATGGCCACCAACACCGCCAACACGGGTGTGAACGCCAACACGGCGGGCAACTCCAACGTCGGCGTGATGGGTGCCTCGGGCAACGGTCGGTTGCTGACCACGACCCCGTTCCGCATCGTCCAGTTGGTGGAAGACACCAAGATGGTCACGCAGTCGACGGGCACCACGACCAGTGGCAGCACGGCGGTCACGCTGGCAGCGGCCAACGCCGACGTTCGCACGGGCATGCTCGTGACGGGCACCGGTATTGCCGCCAACACGGTCGTCGCCGCTGTCTCGGGTACGTCGGTCACGCTGTCGGCCAACGCCACCGCCTCCGGCACGGTCACTCTGACCTTCGTCGGCTACCCGGAAGTGCTGCTGAAGTGGAACTTCGGCTACCACGCCTACCAAGTCGCCGTGGCGATCTGAGGAGTCTGAATCATGGCAATTTCTCGCGCACAACTTCTCAAGGAGCTGCTCCCCGGCCTGAACGCTTTGTTCGGCATGGAGTACAAGCGCTACGGTGAAGAGCACAAGGAGATCTACGAGACCGAGTCTTCGGATCGTAGCTTCGAGGAAGAGACCAAGCTCGCTGGTTTCTCCGCCGCTCCGGTGAAAAACGAAGGACAGGCCATCGCGTACGACAACGCGCAGGAAGCCTGGACCGCTCGTTACAACCATGAGACCATCGCAATGGGCTTCTCCATCACCGAAGAGGCGATGGAAGACAACCTGTACGACAGTCTGTCGGCGCGGTACACCAAGGCTCTGGCTCGGGCGATGGCCTACACCAAGCAGGTCAAGGCCGCTGCGATCCTGAACAACGGCTTCAACAGCTCGGTCACCTACGGTGACGGGCAGTCGCTGTTCTCGACCTCGCACTCGCTGGTCTCTGGAGGCGTCAACAGCAACCGTCCTGCGACGGCGGCTGACCTCAACGAGACCTCGCTGGAGAACGCGGTGATCCAGATCGCTGCGTGGACGGACGAGAAGGGCCTCCTGATCGCCGCCAAGCCGCGCAAGCTCATCGTGCCCCCGGCCCTGATGTTCGTTGCCACGCGCCTGCTGGAGACCAATCTCCGCGTGGGCACCACCGACAACGACATCAACGCGCTGAAGAACAACGGCAGCATCCCGGAAGGGTATGCCGTGAACCACTTCCTGACCGACAACAACGCTTGGTTCCTCAAGACCGACGTTCCCAACGGTCTGAAGCACTTCGTGCGCGTGGCCATGTCGACGTCGATGGACGCCGACTTCGACACCGGCAACAGCCGGTACAAGGCCCGTGAGCGCTACAGCTTCGGCGTGAGCGATCCGCTGGGCATGTACGGCTCCCCCGGCGCAAGCTGAGCGGCCCCTGCGTGACTCAAGGCCCCTTCGGGGGCCTTTTCTTTTGCCTGAGACTATGCTAGGCTCGGGCTTGCCCGAGACCTCACTCACCCCTAAACCACTGCACCGACCGGCTCGGCGGACTGTCTCCTCAAGACGGTGCGGTATGACGAGGAACCATCATGGGATTCGCTTCACATCTCGGCCCCTGGCTGCTGGGCACTGTCAAGAACACGACCGGCACCACGGCGGGCACGATCCGCAACATGGGGGCCACGGTGGTCTCCCAATCCGCCAACGTGGTGTTTGGCACGCTGACGGGCACGGCCTTCGTCCTGCCTGCGGGCGCACAAGTGACGGCGGTCACGGTGGTGACCACGGCGGTCTTCAGCGCGGCAACGACCTGCAAGCTCAGCATCGGTGGTGTTGACTTCACGACCACGGGTACCGTCACCAGTGTCGGCAGCGTCTCGCTGACCGCCAACGCGACGACCCCGGGCGGCTGGGTGAACGTCGGTGCCACGGACGCCATCGTGGACTACACGCTGGCTGGCGCGGGCCTGACCACGGGCGCGGCGACGATTATCATCAGCTACGTGGTGCGTGCCGACGACGGCTCTGCGAACCCGTCGCAGGTCTGATCCTGACGCCCCTTCGGGGGCGTTCTCCTATTGGAGTTTTCTATGATGCAGACTGACGTCAGCGCAGGTTCAGTTGGCGCAGCCACGAGCGCGTCGATCACCACCTATCGCACGCGTATCAAAGCCATTGCCATGACGTACACCGCCAGTGCAGGCGCATTGACGATCACTGACGGCAATGGTGGCCCCACGCTGTTCGCGTTCACTCCCGCAGCGGCGGCAGGCTCGCTGTACATGCTGCTCCCTGGCGAAGGTATCCTCGCACAAAACGGTATCTACGCCACCACGGGCACCGGCACCACCGCCACGGTGATGTATGGCTAAGACACCTGCTTGGACGCGTAAGGAAGGCAAGAACCCCAAAGGGGGTTTGAACGCCAAAGGACGTGCGTCCTACAACGCGGCCAATCCGGGCAAGCCGGGACTTAAGCCGCCAGCGCCGAATCCGAAGACCGAGAAAGATGCAGCGCGACGCAAGTCGTTTTGTGCGCGGTCTGCCGGGCAAGCTAAGATGTTCCCCGAAGCGGCGAAGGACCCGAACAGTCGCTTGCGCAAGGCGAGGAAAGCATGGAACTGTTGACTTGTACGCGTTGTAAGGCCGAAAAACCTGCGTCAGCAGAGTTTTTCCCTCCACATAACAAAAAGCTCAACGGCCTTGATAGTTGGTGCAGGCAGTGCCGCGCCACATACCGCAATGAAATATGTCGTGGTAAGTTCAGAGCTTCGGTAAGCGATGAACAGCTTAAGCAGATCAAAGCAGAAGTAACAGAGTGTGTTATTTGCGGCGATACCGGAGAGCTTGTTGTTGATCATGACCACACAACGGGGAAAGTACGCGGCATGCTCTGTAACCACTGCAACCGTGGCCTGGGCCACTTCAGGGACAGTCCCATGCTACTTGAATTTGCTGCGCAGTACTTGTACGCATCGGTAGACGCGCCGGAATGGGGTCAATACTTGGCGACGCACGGAACGGAGTCGGGGTGCTGAGATGGACGCATCGCTGCTTTGGAACGCTGTTTTGACGGTACTTCTTGGCGTAGTGGGGTTCTTCATGTCCGCTAAGTTCAAGGAATTAGACCGGCTCGGTGTCTTGCTCAACAGGACCCGTGAGGAAGTGGCTCGGGATCACATCACCCGCACTGAATTCCGGCAGGACATGAAAGAGTTGCTCGAACGCTTTGACAGATTAGAAGTCAAAATCGACAATCTCAAACACCGCCCCAACCCGGGCTGACCTAACTGGAGTTCAAGATGGCAACGAAAAGTGAATCTGGCTGGCAGATGGTCCCTGACCCGGACTACAAGGACGGCAAACCGACCAAGGCGGACCCCCCTCTGCCGCTTCCTCCGCCCACTAAGCGCAAACCTGCGCCTCCTAAGAAGTATGCCAGTGGCGGCATGACCCGCGCTGATGGCCCCATGTCCGCCAAGATGCCCGCCAAGGCGAAAGGCAAGAAAGAACTCCCGTTCTTCATGAAGAAGGACGCCAAAGCCAAGCCCAAGAAGATGATGGGCGGCGGTAGCTGCAAGTGAGGTAGAAATGGTTACGGATGCCGTTTCAAGAAGTATTCCTCCGGCTGCCGACGCTGCTGAGCGCTCTGAAAAGGCTGCGGCGGCGGCAAAAGAGCGTCCGCGCTGGAAGTCAGCGTACAAAGGCCCTGATCCCAACCGTCAAAAGATCGACGGGAAAGCGGTGGTCAGCCGTGAGGAACTTGAGGATTTCAAGCGCAAGCACGGTCCGCACTTGACGCTGCGGGATCTGCTGAATGCGGACGCGACAGGCAAGCTGCCGCCGCCTGTTGCTACAAGCTCGGGTCGCGGTACCGCCGAAGGCCGCAAGGCGGAAGACGATGTTGTTTACAAGCCTCGCAAGCTTTCTGAACAAGAAATGCGTGCGCATATGGCCGAGATGAGCCGTCCGGGGCGTGACGCCATCGAGCCTACGCTTGGTCCTGAAACGGGTCTTGCCGCGCTTGGAAGAGCGGGAGCCGGTGCGCTGGTTCGCGGACTGGCGGGCATGGCGGGGCGCCGCACGGCAACCAAAGAGGTTCCTGAGCGTACGGAACCCCCTTCGCTGTACCCCGAACCGCCCAAGACGGGCGGGGTCTTCAGCAGCGCAAGGCGTGGTACGCGTGGTGAGCAGCAAGCCGCAGGTCGCAAAGCGTCGGAGGATTACGCTCGCGACGTCATGGAGCGGGGCGCCGAGATGGGCATGAAACGCGGTGGCAATGTCAAGTCCTACGCCAAGGGCGGTTCTGTGCGCGGTGCCGGCTGCGAGTCTCGCACCAAGAAGACGAGGTACGTCTGATGCGTGCGTCCCGAGGCATGGGGTGTATCAACCCCGCCAAGATGCCCAAGGCATTTGCCAAGGGTGGAGAGGCAAAGTCGACCCCCAAGAATGCCTCCTTGTGGTCTCAGGTCAAGTCCGAAGCCCGGAGCAAGTTTGACGTGTACCCGAGTGCCTACGCCAACGCGTGGGCCGCGAAGGAGTACAAGAAGCGCGGTGGGTCTTGGGGCGGTGCTGACAACCGGGTGAAGCGTGGCTAAGAGCGGGCTCGGCAAGTGGTTCGGCGAGAAGTGGGTCGACGTGAAGACGGGCAAGGCCTGCGGTCGCTCAGGAGAGGAAAAGTCCTCCCGCGCCTATCCCGCATGCCGCCCCGCCAAAGCCGCCAAAAAGCTCACCTCCGCGCAACGCACGGCGATGGCGCAGCGCAAAACGGGCCCTGCTAGGCAGTCCTGGCCGGTGAGTCCTTCGGGGAAGAAACGGAGTGCATGATGGCCAAGAATTGGATCAAAGGGGCCATAAAGTCCCCTGGTTCCCTACGCAAATCCCTTGGCGTTAAGGAAGGCGAGAAGATCCCCGCCAAGAAACTCGCCGCAGCAGCCAAGGCTCCCGGTAAGATGGGTCAGCGTGCGCGTCTGGCGCAGACGCTGAAAGGGTTCAAGAAGTGACTACCTCTGGCACCACACTCCTTCCTGACCATTATTTTGCTGGTCTTTTTGATGGCGAAGGCTGTGTGAGCGTTCATCTTGCAAAAGCAGGCTACATAAGCGTTATTGTGCAAGTTACGATGTGTGATCGTGCGCCTGTGTACGCTCTCTTTGAAAGATTTGGCGGAAGGTTTAGTGACGGAAAAACTAAAGTAAAAAGCGGCAAAAACGTCTATGTATGGTCGGTATATAACGCAGAAGCAGTAGAAGCGTTAAGCGTTTTTGCTTCAATTTGCCTAGTAAAGAGTAAAGTAGCAGTAGCCGCCTTGCCTATAGCTAAAAATATGGCGGATAATGGCGCACGCGGCGTTCTGTCACAAGAAGAAAAACAAGCGCGGATTGAAGCAGCAAAAATTATTGCCCGTGTAAATAAACGTGTAGGCGCGCAACGTATTTTTGACGAAGAGCGCGTGCAGGCTTACATGGAACCAAAACGTATGGGGGGTGGGAAAAAGGTTAGACTTTCAGACGGCAGGGTGTTTGAAACAGTTTCTGACGCCGCAAAAGCACTAGGTGTGTCTGTTTCCGCAGTGTCTATAGCTAAACGCCAAGGCACTAAAACAGCTGGCTTTTTAGTGGAGGCAGTATGACCACTTCTGGTGTTGCAACAT